GTATACGACCCGGTGCAGAAGACGGTGCTGACCGAGCGGCTGGAGCTGAAGCAGCTCAGTCTGGGCCGGTTTCCCATTATGCTGCAATCCAATGCGTGCATTTTGCACGGCCTCACGCCGGAGGCGCGGTTTTACGCCGGCGAGTGCCGCAACGACTACGGCGGTTATTTCATTGTGGACGGCAAGGAGAAGTGCATCGTGTCCCAGGAGAAGTTCGCGGACAACATGATGTACATCCGGTCCAACGCGGACGACCCCGACGCGGTCTACAGTTACAGTGCCGAGGTCCGCACCGTGTCGGAGGACCCCTCCAAACCCGAGCGCAAAATGGCGGTCAAAATTGTGGCGCCCGATGCCAAGTACACGAATAAACAAATCGTGGTGGACATTCCGAACGTGAAAAAACCGATGCCGCTCTTCATCGTCATGCGCGCGCTGGGCGTCATCAGCGACCGCGACATCGTGGAGCGGTGCTTGCTGAATTTAGACGTGAATGCCGCCATGGTGGACTTGTTTGTGCCGTGCGTGCACGACGCGTGCGAGGTGTTCACGCAAGCCGCCGCCCTCAAATTCATCGCCACCTTCACCAAAGAAAAAACGGTGGCGCAAGTGCAGAACATTCTCATGAACTACTTCCTGCCGCAGATTGGCGAGCTGAATTTCGGCGCCAAAGCGTACTACTTGGGATACATGGTCTACAAGCTGCTGCTGGTTTCCACAAACACGGAGCGTCCCACCGACCGCGACAGCTTCAAGTACAAGCGCGTGGAGGTGCCGGGCGCGCTCATGTTCAACCTGTTCCGCACGTACTACAACGCGCACGTGGACAACGTGCGGCTGAAGCTGGACAAGAAGATCAAGTACGGGCGCGACCGCAACGAGTTTGTCGGCACGCAGATCATGCAGGCCATCACCGCCGACAACTACAACGAAATTTTCGGCGAGCGCCTGATTGAAGCGGGGTTTAAGAAGTCGTTTAAGGGCAGGTGGGCGGCCACGGTGCAAACGGACGACAAGTCCAAGCTGTACAAGGGCACCGTTGGCGCGACGGAAAAAACGGAGGTGGAGGGCATTGTGCAGGACCTGAACCGCCTGTCGTACAACTCGTTCATATCGCACCTGCGCAAGGTGAACCTGCCGATGGATGCCAGCGCCAAAGTGGCTGGACCGCGCCATCTGCACGGGTCGCAGTGGGGCATCATTGACCCCGCCGACAGTCCGGACGGCGGCAACATTGGCCTGCAAAAGCACCTGGCCATTTCGGCCTACATTACAAAACCGTGCTCCGCGCTGCCGCTCATTCGGTGGCTACGCGAGCTCGCCACTATGAAACTGCTGGAAGAGTGCAGCCCGACGTACCTGCACCAGCTGACCAAGGTGTTTGTGAACGGGGCGTGGGTGGGCGCGCTCAGCAACCCGCGCGAAGTGCTGCGACTCTTTCTGCTGTACCGCCGCAACGCGCTCATCCCGGCGTACACTAGCGGGCGCTGGGACATTGCGCACAACGAGCTGCAGTTCTTCACGGACGGCGGGCGCCTGTGCCGGCCCGTGTTTTTCTACGATCAGGACAAGCGCCGTCCCAGCTACGCCCGGCGCGAAGTGATTGAAACCATAAAGGGCGGCAACTACACGTGGTCGCAGCTGGTAACCGGATTCGCTAAAAAGAGCGTGCCCGTGCTGGATCCCTGCCGCGTGTATCGCATCGGCGACCTGTATGACGGGGCGACCGATTTTGACGCGCTGGCCGGGAGCGAAGCCATCATAGAGTATCTGGACACGAACGAGACGGAGAGCGCGTTCATTGCCATGTTCCCGCGCAACGTGGTGCCCGGGAAAACCACGCACGTGGAAATCCACCCGTCGCTCATTTTCGGCGTTATGGGCAACCAAATCGTGTTTCCGGAGAACAACCCGTCGTCGCGCAACAACTTTTCGTGCGGCCAGGGCAAGCAAGCGGTGTCGTTGTATTCCTCCAACTTCGCGTCGCGCATTGACAAGATGGGCGTGGTTTTAAATTACGGCCAAGTGCCGCTGGTGAAAAGCCGCTACATGAAGTACATCAACAACGAGCAGCACCCCTACGGCGAGAACGCAATTGTGGCCATCATGTGCTACAACGGCTACAACGTGGAAGACTCCATCCTGTTCAACGAGGGCTCGTTGAAGCGCGGCTTGTTCCGCACCACGTACTACAACATGTACGAAACGCGCGAAGAGGAGGAGCGCACGTACGACAAGCGCATTTGCAACGTGCAGGCGCAGCCCACCGTGCGCGGCCTGAAACCGGGGGGCGACTACAGCGCGTTGGACCGCCACGGCTTGATCAAGGAAAACGAGGAGATGGACGACAAGAAGGCGGTCATTGGTCGCGTGACGGAGCAATGGAGTGCCGGGACAGACGAACCACAGATGGAAGACGACAGCGTGTTCCCGAAGAAGGGGCAGCTGGGTGTGGTGGATCGCGCGTTCATCACGGACGAAGCGTCGGGCAAGCGGCTGGCCAAGGTGCGCATTCGCGAGGAGCGCATGCCGGGCATTGGTGACAAGTTCTGCTCACGCGCGGGACAGAAGGGCACGGTGGGGCTCATCATACCGGAAGCCGACATGCCGTTCGCGGCGGACGGCACGCGCCCCGACCTCATTATTAACCCGCACGCGCTGCCGACGCGCATGACGATCGGGCAGCTGGTGGAGACGCTGATGGGCAAGGCGTGCGTGCTGCAGGGCGGGTTCGGCGACTGCACCGCGTTTGTGAACCACGGCTCCAAGCACCAAGTGTTCGGCAGCATACTAACCGAGCTGGGGTACCACAACAGCGGCACGCAACTGCTGTATAACGGCATGACGGGCGAGCGCATGGAGAGCCAGATCTTCATCGGCCCCACGTACTACATGCGCCTCAAACACATGGTGAAGGACAAGATCAATTACCGCACGCGCGGTCCGCGCACTGTTTTAACGCGGCAGACGGTGCAGGGTCGGGCGAACGACGGCGGTTTGCGCATCGGTGAAATGGAGCGCGACGGCGTGATTGCGCACGGGGCGGCGTACTTCTTGCGGCAGTCCATGCTGGAGCGCGGGGACGAGTACTACATGGCGGTGTGCAACCAGTCGGGCATGATTGCCATTTACAACCCGGCGCAGAACTTGTTCATGAGCCCGATGGCGGACGGCCCGATCCACTTTGCGGACACGCTGACGTCGGGCGGCGAGATGAACGTGGAGAACATGACGCGGTTCGGGCGCAGCTTCAGCGTGGTGCGCGTGCCGTACGCGTTCAAGCTGCTGATGCAGGAGCTACAAGCCATGAACGTGCAAATGCGCGTGCTGACCGAGGACAACATTGACCAAATTGCGTCCATGTCGTTTTCCACGATCACGCTGAATCTGGGAGGTGCGGCGAACCTGATTCGGGACAACAAGAACGCCGTGGGAGTGAAAAAGATGCCGACCGTGCCTGCATCGCCGAAGGCGGACAACCGGCCCGGGCTGCGACCCGCAGCAGAGGGGCAGGGGCAGGAAGAGGAATCCGGCGCCGAAAAGGCGGAGTCGCTGGGCTGGCACTTTGTGAATTTTGAGGCGAACGGCGGCGAGATTTACCAGTCGCTGCTTCGCGACGAGCGGGGGGCGCCCACGCAAATGTGGTCGGTGCAGCAGCACGGGGGCAAGTATCCGACGGAGCATCCCGAGGGCTGGAACGCCCAAATGCTCTATTATAACGACGGCGTGCCGATTAAGGCCGAAGCGGTGGTTGACCTGCTGAAGCGCATGCCGTATGCCAACAATTTTGCGCTGGCGGTGCAGGACATTCGGGACGAACAAGCGCAAAAAGATGCAGACGCCATCCCTATTCCAGAAGTGATCACTTCGCCCAAATACGAGCCCATGTCACCACAATACGAGCCCATGTCGCCCAGATACGAGCCCATGTCGCCCAGATACGAGCCCATGTCGCCCAGATACGAGCCCATGGCACCAATGCGGCCCATGTCACCAATGCATATGATGCAACAACAACCCATGATGCCCATGATGCCCATGATGCAGCAACAACCCATGATTCCCATGATGCCCATGATGCAGCAACAACCCATGATGCAGCCCATGATGCAGCCCATGATGCCCATGATGCAGCCCTTGCAACCCCAAGCAAGTGCGACCGGTGCTCATGCGGCCGAGTTAATAGAACAGCAGTTGCATCCTGTTTCTGAACCTGCACCCGTATCCGTATCCGTGCTGGACGTTGCGCCAGAAGTTAAACCCGCCGAATCGTCTTCGTCAACATCTGGTTCCGACGGGTCCGATAAGAAACGCGTAATCAAACTATCGTAAACAATTAAGGAGAAATTAAAAAATTTATATACATATAATACATACCCTATCTAATGCTGAATAAATATTTGGTTGAGTTTTTAGGAACTCTGTTTTTCGTATACATCGTTCTGGCAACCGGAAATGCCATAGCCATTGGTGCGGCACTTGCCATTGCTGTAATGATTGCTAGCAGCATTTCTGGCGGTCACATTAATCCGGCCGTGTCGGTTGCCATGGTCGCTGCGGGCAGACTGTCATCTAGCGAGTTGCTGCCTTACGTTCTGGCCCAAGTTGCGGGAGGTCTCGTTGCCCTTGAACTGTTTAAGCGCGTTAAATTGTGAATACTCCAGTTGTAACTTTATAAACTTGTAACATTTACAATAATTATATTGTGAATATTTTGTATCATGACAATATATACGTTCAATGCATTATAGGAAAAGGCAAACCAAATCCAAATCCAAATCCAAATCCAGGAGGTCCCGAAGTAAAAAGGGAGGAGAAGGAGAAGGGTTATTAGGGTTTTTGTTTGGTTCAAAAGAACCTGAACCTGCACCTGCACCTTCGGCGGAAAGCAAAGGGTGGTTTTCGTTGCCCTCCTGGATGTCACCACCTTCCACCCCACAACAACCGCAACAACAACAACAACAACAACAACAACAACAACAACAACAACAACAACAACAACAACAACAACAACAACAACAACAACAACAACAACAACAACAACAACAACAACAACAACAACAACAACAACAAGAGCAACAACCAGAGCAACAACAACAACAACAACAACAACAACAACAACAACAACAACAACAACAAGAGCAACAACCAGAGCAACAACAAGAGCAATCCCAAGGTGGCCGCCGTCGCCGTCGTCAACAACGTCAACAAACTAAAAAATACAAAAAATAAACTGAGCCAAAATAAATAAATCGCAGAAGAAAGTCAATAAAATAATATACATTTGATTTACACCAATGAATGCATTCGGTGGTGTAAATTTACTCTATGTGCTCATTTATTTGTCTTGCTCATTCGTTTGGTGAGCCCGTACAAAATGACCAAGCACAGGACCCCGATTGTCATGTGGTACAAGCTGGACAGCGTGCCATTCGGGATGCGTCCTTTGTATTTAGTGCACGGCGTTCGCTGTGCGAAGGCTTCTCTTGAAACCTGCCCCGTGACGGGGTTTCTTTTGCCGGGGAACCACGAAGGCGGCATGTTTTTCAAGTCCACCGTGGCCACGTAATTGGTGGCCGTCGACACGTTGTTGTTTGCATCAATGGTCTCCAGCGAAATGCTTTGGCAGTCGGGCGTGGACCCCATTTGAAACGCTTGAAACAGTCCGAAGGGGTTCATTTCAGCCGCACTTGACATTGCTCCCGGAATTATTCCCTTGAATGCAGTGAATTCCACGCCGCCTAGACCCGACGAAATGAACGGAATGTTTCCATCGGGCACGTTGTTCACGTACGCGTACCGGTCCACCACGCTGCCGTTTGTTGAATCGTTGCTCACCACTTTGCATTTGCCGCTCGTTTTCAAGAAAAACTTGTTTCCAAGTGCGTTTCCCGTGACTGACGCGTCGCCGCCTCCGGACACCAACAATTCCACATAAGAAATTAGAGCACTAATGTCATTGGACAAATGGTTCAACCCGCCAGAGCTGGACACCCCCAACTCGCTCGGAGTTTTGATCTGTTTGAAATATTGGTAATCGGGTCCAAGCAATTTTTGTTGCACATCGTCTAAATTCCCCATCACATCTTTAAAAAAATTGGACATTTTTTAACCAATTGACTTTATGTATTGCAATATTATATAACACGTATATTAAAAAATGTTTGCCGTCTACAAAAAAGGCATGGAGTTGTATCCGCAAATACTGTTGATTGTGGTAATCGCATTATGCCACGCGCGCCAAATTTCATATGCGTATGCCATCGGATACATCGTAAACACTTGCGTGAATTACGGTTTGAAAACCGGGTTTCGCAGCATCATGGGGGACGCGGGAAACCGCCCGATGCATTATCCCGTTCAAACCAATTCACTCGTTGGCCGGGCCAACGCGTACGGGTTTCCGTCGGGGCATGCGCAATCGGTTGGATACTTCTTGGCGTTTGCACACCAGTTTTTGCCGTGGAGAGCGTGGCATCCGGCTTGGATTGTTGCGGCGGTATTGGTTGCAGCATGGATGCTGCACACGCGGGTTGCATTCCGCCATCACACGGTCATTCAAGTGCTGTTCGGGTTCGGATTCGGTGTTCTGGTCTTTCGGCTGCTGCATTCGTGGGTCCGTTCGTGATCAAATCGCGATTTTGGGAATTCGGGTCTTGGAGGGATCGTCCTGGTTCACATTTGCGTGCGTCACAGAGTTGGTTTGATTCGGGGTGTCGCTGATAATTTTTAACAGCATTTGGGCATTGGCCTGAATGCGATTTGTTTGATTATCCATCATGTTTTTCAGTTCATCGTACAAGTTCTGCATGACTTCGGCCTGCTTCTTAAGGTCTTCCACCTCTGGATTCCGATTCTCCATTCCCTCCCGCATCCTTTGCGGTTGATACCCCGTGTACCCAAGGTAGAGAGAATATGCGATCGCGATGCCAATGATACCCAGCCCCCATGCAGGAATAGACGTCCTCATCTCTGCTTATATATATAATGGAATAATGAAAAATGAAATAGAACCAAGAATATTTTAGTTGAAATGAATATAAACAAAGCGCGCAAGTTACCAATAGTTTCAAATTGTACAATGACGGAGGCAGCAGCAGCAGCAGCAGCAGCAGCAGCAGCAGTGCAGATAACGCCGGTGTATCAACCCGCAGATTTTGAAGCCATTAAATGGAATGGGTTTGAGTGTGAATTGCCGGAATGCGTCATAAATTTGGTTTCGCGAATAGCAGACCAAGTGGGCGCGCCGTCTTACGTGAAGACGCCCATTTTCCCCAAACGAGATAAGGAAAAGGGGCACGCGGATGAGCAGCCGCAGCAAAGAAAACCGCGAAGCACCGCGAGCGAAATAACATCCGACGACTGGGAAATCATCCGCCGGTTTCAGGCAACCGAGTTGCAAAAGCGCGAAGGCATTGATGCGCACTTGGACAGCATCCGTTCGGATTTGAACAAAATCACGGACAAAACGTTTGACGAGGTGTTTGTCGCGCTGTGCAGTCGCATTGACCAGCTGACGGACGTGTCCGATGTTCAAACGGTGGGGGCGGCCATTTTCAACACGGCCAGTTCCAACCACTTTTTTTCGGCGGTGTATGCGCGGCTGTTTCACCAGCTGTTGCAAAAGTACGATGCAGTGTTCAAGGGCGTGTTTGAAACGAATTTTGATCAATTCATTGGCTTGTTTGGCTCCATTGAGCACGCCGATGCAAAGAAGGATTATAACCGATTTTGCGAGGTCAACAAGACGAACGACAAGCGGCGCGCCATGAGCATGTTCATTGTGAATTTGATGAAGGTGGGGGTGGTGACCACGACGCAAACCCTGGACATTGTGCAGCAGCTGCAGACGCTCATTCAGGAACACATGCGCCAGACCGATCGGGCCAACGAGGTGGAGGAGCTGACCGAAAACTTGTTCATTATTTTGAAGGACGCGCATTCGTATTTGAGCCAGTCGCACAAAGAGGAGTGGGAGTCGGTTGTGTTGGAGCTTGAATACAACAGCAAGTTGAAGCCCAAAAATGCAAAGTATCCGAGCATCACGAACAAAACGATTTTCAAGCACATGGACATACTGGACGAACTAAAAAAAAAATAATGAAAGGGCCAATACAAATAAATAAAAAAAAAATAAACATGCATAAAAACATAAAAACAATTCAGCAAGTGTCTTTATGTTGCGCATGCAAAATCAAGGGGTTGAGCTCTGCATATGCATGAATACGACTAACGATGCCGACATGGAATCGTCTGCATCCACGTACGACAGCATGCTGCAATCATTGCACGACGAATTGGACAAATGCACGAATGACAATCAATTTCCGGAGTTTGAAGACCCGGATTTTTTCAAAATGGATTGTGCAACTGCGGTGTCATTTGATTATGAAATGAACTACACCATCAGGCAGCTGAAACACATTGCCGGATACTACGGATTAAAATGCAAATCGCGAAAGGTGGACTTGATACAAGACATCGTGCTGTTTGAAATGGATGCCACCAACGGCGATGCAGTTGCGCGACGCAAACGATTATTTCATTATGTGGACATACTAAAATCCGACGATTATTTGAAATCGTACGTTATGTTATAAATAGATTTATCATATAAAACTAAAACTAACAATATGATAAGTTGTAGTTGATTTGTTGCATGTCGTCCAAAGAAGAACGCGCCCTGAATTTGGAGATACACCGCATGAACCGCGCTCACAGCGATGCGATTGCCCGAAATGCAGCGCTGGAATCCGAATGCGCGCAATTGCGCATGCGGCTGAGCAACGAATCTGCAAAATTAATTGCCAATCAAGATGCGTTTTTGCAGAAGTGCGCTGGGTATAAAGCGGCCGAGCATGAAATGGTGACCCGGCTGCAAATGGAACGACAGGAAATGATTGCAACCATGCAGAAAGAACAGAACGAAACGATGGCTCGCTTGCGGCAACAAATCCAGCAAGAGGCTTTGGCCCAAAGGAACGAACTAAAGACAACCATGGAGGCCCATTATGCGGACATCACCAGTAAAAAAACGCAAGAATTGGATGCGGCTAAAAAATTACTGGAGAATGAATTGGCGTTGGAGAAGAAGGCGCGCATTCAGCGCGAGGAAGAACACGTTGCCTATTTTTGGGCCCGCGTGGAAGAAGTCAACGCTTTAAAAGCCGCCAAACTGAAACAGTGGGAAGAAGACAAGCGATTATTGCAGGAAGAATGGCAGCAACGGTTGGATAAGGAAATAACCAAACGTACCGCGATTGAAACCCAGCTGGAATTGGAAAAGAATGAGCGAGCTCGCGCCGAAACTCAAATGAATTATTACATGACTTTGGTAAATGAACAAAAGCGTCAAATGGAAAAGGAACAAACTGAGATGGCCGTCGTAATTGAAAAGCGGTTGGAAGACCGCGTAAAGACGCTCACCGTGCAGTTAACGAAAACAATTTCTTTCTCTCAAATATCGCAAACAATTGCTGCAAACTACGCGCACACTCAATACATTTACAGCCTGGGGTTCAAGGGCCAGCGGGTGTTGTTGTATTCGCATTATTCCGACCGCGATGAGGTGGAGAGCTACAATTATTTGACGCTGGAGCACATGGAGGACCGGTTTGACTACATCATTGTATTAACCAATTGTCCAAACAAATGGGACCTTCCGAATCCAAACTACAACAAGTATCACGTGCTGTGGTACAATTTCAAGAGCGATTTTAGGAATTACGCGGTGTTTATCATACAGTCCGCAAAAACGCTGGTTCACGCGTCTCAACTGTGTTTAATGAACGATTCGTTTGTGATAGTGGACGTGCCCGCTTACGAGCGGTGCATGCAGTGCTTGTTTAAACCTGCCGCAACCCACGATTTCGCGGGAATCACCAGCAGTCACGAAGGCGTTTTCCATTTGCAGTCCTATTTCATGCTTTTCAATTCAACAGGTGTGATAAAAACCGTCGTGAATTATTTTGACGTGCACGGCTTGCCCACCAATCATAACGCGTCAATTTCGGTGTACGAACTCGGCATGACGCAACACCTCGTAACCAACTGGTTCACTCCGTACGCCGTGGTTTCAAACGCCGAAATGCAGTACCCGCTGAACACCACGTACTACAAATGGTCGGCAGTTTTGCAGCATGCGGGCATAATTAAACGGCAGCACCTGTTGAAGCAGTATCCTGTGCGATATGCAATGACGGACTTTAACATTGCATTGGTTGCCAGCAAGTTTACCGAAAATACGCATTTCAACCATTTTTTGAAGTATCACGGCATCAAAGTGGATTGATTTGATTTGTTGAAACATCAAATAATAAACAATAAACATCAAATAAAGTATAATGACATGATATACGTATTCGTATTATAACACATTTATTTATGGCTGGAACCATTCGCACATTTCACGATATTCGGCACGTGCTCTTTATCAATCTGGATTCGCGCATAGACCGTCGTACCCATTTTGAATCGCAGTTTCAAAAAATTGGACTGCAGCCGCAGCGCTTTCGGGCCATTCGGAATGCGGACGGCGCCATTGGGTGCAGCATGAGCCACGTGGCGTGCCTGGAGTTGGCAATCCAAAATGGTTGGGACCACGTGCTCGTGTGCGAAGACGACGCCACCGTCACCAATCCCGCGCTGTTGGTGCAACAAGTGAACCAATTTTTAAACCGGTTTGGAGACCAGTGGAACGTGTTGTTGCTGTCCGGTAACAATTACCAGCCCTTCCAACAAGTTGCGCCCGAATGCGTGCGCGTGGCCAACTGTCAAACCACCACGTCGTATTTAGTGTGCCGCCCTTATTTTGAACGGCTGTTGGCCAATTTTAAGGAGGGTTTGCGAAATTTGATCGCTGCGCCAGCCGAGCAGCCCAAATATGCGATAGACCAGTACTGGAAGCACTTGCAGCGCGTGGATCATTGGTATCTCATTGTGCCCATAACGATGATTCAGCGCCCTGATTACAGCGACATTTCCCGACAGAAAGTGGATCACAGCGAAGCCATGACCCAAGTCAACAAACAATGGTATGGCGATTAGTTAAATTATTTTTACTTTACTTGATATATAATTAATTGATTAATTTTATTAATATTACAAATAATATCAAATTATTAAAAAAAATATTAATAAATTATATTTCCATTTTCCATTAAGTAACAGAACATGGGTGGCTTGTGCAAATACCGGAATGCGCTCGGCATTCCCGGCAAGGGCGTGCACTCCCTTCGCCTCGGCGGCATTGCGATCATGGACGTTATCATGACATTGATCGGCGCTTACATCATTGCTTATTATGCGCGCGCATCGTTTGCATGGACCGCCGCCGGGTTGTTCCTGCTGGGCATCGTGCTGCACCGCTTGTTCTGCGTGCGCACCACCATTGACCGGCTGCTTTTCCCGGCCAAACGGGTGCGGTTTTCAATTTGATTGATTGACCTTGCGTAGTTCCATTATTATCTACGCCTGAACGAGGGGTTCTTTGCATTGCGCTTCTTCCGTGCAATCGTCTTTGTGCGCCGACGACCGGCGGTCTGCTGCGGCACGAGCTGCGGTGGCACGAGACGGTTTAAGTCGTCCCACTGGAAAAAATTCGCAACAGTACGAGGATTACCCTTCGTATTCAAGAAGTCTTCCTCACTGCCGCCGTATGTATTCTCAAATTGTTTGTTCAACACATCCACCACTCCAATTGTACGCATAAATGACATTATATTTGCATTACTATCGTGCGACTCCTGTAACCACTGTATAATGGTATCAATTGTAGTATGATATTCGGTGTCAGTTGTATCCCATATGGTGGGAGGTTTCAAATCAAACCAGGACTTTTCATGCGACTTTTTAAACAATTGCAATAATTCAACACATCGTTGGTTAAACATTAGTTCATACTGTAAAATTGCAAAGGTAACTGCTACCATTATTAAATACGCGTTAGGTGGAACACTTTTAACCATTGTATCATACGTTGACTTTGACCCAAATGTGCGGCTGAACCATGAAGGAGTGGATTGGGATTGGGATTGGTTGGAAACTTTCATGAATTTGGTGTAATTTACCATTGCATCATTGAATGCAACGGTGGCACTGTATATGCAATTATTATTATTTCTAATCAATTTTTCAAAGATTGCCTGAGTAGACATGTATTTGTCTATGTTTACTATCTTATACTTTCGTAAACGACTATTATAGTCATACTTGAATAAATAAAAAAATAAGTTTTGTTTGTCTAGGCGTCTGTCCCTGGATTTTAAAGCGTTTACAAAACCAATTGTAGAATTAGAATTGTCCATTACAAGTTGTTGTTGATAAATTATGTTAATCGCATCACCCGTGAACTGCTCAATCTGGGTACTATGCTTAATTACACCTCCAGGATCGAGCACGTATTGTTGCATTTTTGAATATATATATATATTTATAATTATATTATAAATAAAATGGCTTGAATCCAGTTCATTGCTTTTTTTTGTAAAGGGTCCAGCGACAGACCCCTTTGGCATTCGGCACCGAAACATACGTTGCGCCGTCGTTCCCAACCTTTTTCAGGCCGCAGCAGTCGTTTGCGGGATACGGCGGACTGGATCGCGATTTGTATTTTTTAGTGGTTTGACGGGCGCATCGCGTTTTCCCGTTTATCATTTTTCGGCTAAACTCCCCCTTCAAAAAGGATTTGTCAAACAAAACCGCTACCTTTGACGGCCGCATGGATGGATTTATGCTATGCACTACAATGATAAAATAAAATCAATGTTTCCATAAACGACGACGTTTGCGTGTTTTGCCTCCTTTTTTGCTTGAGTCCGGTTTTGCGATCGTTGCTTTTACTGATGCAGAAGCGGCGGAAGCGAAAGCGGAAGCGGGAGCTGGTTTGGGTTCGGAAACAGGAGGAGAAGCAACAGAAGCTGCGGCAACAGAAGCAGCAGCATCAGTTTGTTCTCTTTCTCTTTTTTTAATTCTTTCTTCATCTTTTAGTGCTTGTATGAATGCTTTCCTTGCTCTTGCATCCATTTTTTGTTTCATTGGATCTGCTTCTTTTGCCGCTTTTGCCGCTTTTGCCTCCATTTCTTCCCTGATAATTCTATCGTGCATCTGTTGTTGATGCGCAGGTTGTTCTAGCATGTGCCTACTAGGCGAATGTTGGAATAGGCAACCCATATTATTGCACTCTGGATCACGGCGCATTGGATTACATTCGCACGGTTGAATAACACGATTGCTTGCGGCTGCCGATGCAGACAACCCTCTAGGGTCAATATACATCAATCTTTCCCAAACTTTACGTGTCATTCCGGGCATCAATGCATGATGCCCTCTTGGTATTGGCATTATTGCACTTTGGAATCCATTCATCCATTTAAACACAGCATTCACATCGCGTGCAGGTTCAACGCAATGATCCTCTAACCATTCAATAACTCCAAATTTAGATTGCAGTAGCGCACCGCATTCCATAAACATTTCTTCGGCTTCTTTAACCTCCTTGACGGATGGCATGATCTTGGATCTATTTACATTCACACTAATAGTTCCACGATCTGGCGTAATGGTAATTCTGTGAACACTGGGCGGTACATATCCAGGAATATCACATATATCTCCGAATCTGCCGCCGCCACCACCCCTACCACTACATGGATCGTTGTCGGTGGCAATAAACTCGACGAATGTTTCGTTAGTTGTAAAATTGTGGCGAAAAAATGTTGAGCTCGTCATGGTTGCGGTGGTGGGTTCGCTCCTCCCTATGCAACTAGGTGACCAATGTGTATCACCAATGACAACTTCAGTACACCTCCAACGCGCTTGTTCTTGCTCGGGTTGATGTAGCAATTGTGCTTCGGGGAACATTCCAAACGTTGCGTGAATTCCGGGCCATGCACAAATGGTTTTGTCTTTTTTAGTAACGGGTTCAATGGTTCCAAACACGGCATTTGAAACGTGTCCTCCATTAAACGTGGCCGATAATGCAACTGCAGGATTAACTTTTGAAGACATGACGCCATATCTTGAAATTCTGCCATGCAATGCAACAACCTTTAATTGAGGTGAGCCAAGATTTGAAAATTTAACCACTTGTGATGGAACGCTTGGATCCAATGTTCCATCCGCTTTTAAAAGCCCTTGGGCGAAACAATCGGGTGGGGTAACCGATGGATTGAATTCGGAACCAACCACTCCTAAAACTGCCGAATCTACAGGAAATAATGGAACGTGTCGGTTCATTTTATGTATTATGTATATTGTGATAGAATATATTCGTGATAATATTCAGTAATTTAATTTAATTTAGGTATTTCGGTTCTCAATCCGCGAATAAAAGCACGCGGTGCGGTTGCCCGGCTGCCGGTTGCAAACCGGGGGCTGATAATCATTCTTTACGAAGTATCCTGGATTGTATTCGGTGCTGTATTTGCCGGCGTTTGCGCCTTGTGCCCCAAACGCGCTGTAAAACGAATTGCCGTTCAGATTGACGGTGTTCACGCGCAGGTTGAGTGTGCGCGTGCTGCTGCTCACGCCGCCTTGTTTGGCAAACGTCACGTTGTTCGGCTTGTAAATGGTGGTGCCTTGGCACTTGTTGGGCATGGCTTTCTCGTTCGCGCTGCACGCGGGATACAAGCAGCTGCCGGTGAGCCGGGTTTGCGGTCCGTAGCAGTTGTCGGTGGGCCAGTTCGGCTGGTGGTTGGCACCAATGTATTGAATGCCCGGCACCGGATTGGTGGACAGCTTCTGCTCGTACCGCTTGCATCGGGACTGCAGGTACGCCCGGCTGTCGCTGTAATACGCCTTGCTCATCAGCGTGACCGCCGATTTAATGACGTTGTTTGCCGGACACACGCCCACGTACTTGGTGTTGTACAGCCCCGTCTGAATCTGGTAGCTGTTCGGATCGGCCGGATTGCCCACTTGCACGTAGCCCTTGTTTTCCACCCGCTCGCACGGTTGGCAGTTCTGTGAGGGCAGCTTCAGCAGCGTTTCGTCCAATTTGGCCACCGAATTCGCGGTCGCGGTTGAACAGGCGCACGACACACCGTTGCCGGCCTTTGTGGTGCCGCCCGGGGTGTCAGTCGTGAGCGACACGGTGTTTACGCTGCGGCCGCTGTTGGGGGTGGGTTGCAGCTTGCGGCGCCAGTGCTTCATGGGACGGGCCTTCCTTGCGGGGCCGCTGAATTCATGAGCGGCCGCATCTCGCAGCGCGCCGACGGGAATGTTTACCAGTGCGCCGTTCTCGTTTGGACGACTAAACCCGGGAACCACTTGGTTGGTGGTGGTGAGCGCCGTTTTAGTGGGGTAATGCGGCTGCTTTGTGGTGATCAAACTGTTGGAGCGGCGCCAACCAATGCCGTCCGATATGGTTGCCTTTACGATGGTTGTCATTTTTTATTTTTTATGTTTGATGGGACTCAATATTTAATAATTAATCAATATATATTAGGTTGTATATATTATTTAAGACACAATTCCAATTGTAATTCAAATGCAAATGCAAATACATTATGCGACATGCGTGTTTCTAATTCTGTTTTTCGCGTGGCTGCTGCTGCATGCGGCAATGCATCATTCTAAATCCACCTCGTTGATAGAAGGGTTAGATCCTTCGGCGGCGCCTTCGGCGGCGCCTTCGGCGGCGCCTTCGTCCGCGGCCAATCCGTCCGACATTGCATTCATAAAGGATCAAATTACAACCCTCGCGAAAACCGCCCAAACGCTGAAAACGCAAATGATAAAAAATGAAAAGGACATTCAGGATAACACGACCAACATTGAAAAGGTGGCTCAATCGCAAACCGAGACAACCGCCAAGTTGGCAGAGATGAAGAGCGCGAAGTAATGGGCGCGGAAGTGCAAAAATAAAATATTTAAAAAATGGGCTTAAATACACCACTGCATTCTAAACCAGCGTATACAATAGCAAAGCAATGACCGCACTCCCCCCGACACCAGAATCCACCCACGCCAGGGAATTTGAGGCGTGGGAAGACATTCCCGATTTGAACCCGCAGCTCATGCGCGGCATATACGGCTACGGCTTTGAAAAGCCCAGCCCAATTCAGCAAAAATCCATTCTGTCCATCATTGACGGACGAGACGTTATTGCCCAGGCGCAGTCGGGCAGCGGCAAGACGGGTGCGTTTACCATCGGTGCGCTGAACCGGGTGCGCACGGACCTGAAGCAGCCGCAGGCGCTCATCATCGCACCCACGCGAGAGTTGGCCAAGCAAATTCACGACGTGGTCAAAGATTTGGCAGCTCAGATGGTTGGACTCAATGCGCAGTTGCTCATTGGCGGCACTTCCACGGATGACGACGTGGCCGACTTGAAGGCCAACGGGCCGCAGGTCATCATTGGATGCCCGGGGCGCGTGCACGACATCATGCGCCGTCAGCCGGCAATCGGTCGCGGAATGCAGCTGCTCGTGTTGGACGAAGCCGACGAAATGCTGTCGTCCGGTTTCAACGAACAAGTTTACAACATTTTTCAGCAGCTTAACACGAGCGTGCAGGTGTGCTTGTTCAGCGCCACCATGCCGCCCGAGCTGCACGCGCTCACGGACAAGTTCATGCGCGACCCGGTGCGCATCCTGGTAAAAAGCGAGATGCTCACGCTGGAGGGCATCAGCCAGTATCATGTGGCGTTGGAGACGGACCACGACAAGTATGCCACGCTGAAAGACTTGTTCACGCGCATTTCCGTGTCGCAGTGCATCATTTATTGCAACAGCATTCGTCGCGTGAGCGATTTGTCGGAGGCAATGACGAATGACGGGTTTCCCGTGTGCAGCATTCACAGCGGCATGGAGAAGGACGTGCGCGACAAGGCGTACCGAGATTTTCGCAGCGGGCAGCACCGGGTGCTCATTTCATCCGATGTGACGGCGCGCGGAATTGATATTCAGCAGGTGAGTACGGTCATAAATTTTGACATGCCGCGCAATGTACACACATATCTGCACCGCATTGGACGATCCGGGCGCTGGGGTCGCAAGGGTAGCGGTGTGAATTTTGTCACGCGGCGCGATTTTCGCAAGTTGAAAGAGATTGAGTCGTACTACGGCACCACCATACCGGAGCTGCCCGCCGATTTCGGGTTGGCATGAACCGGATACATTATGGTTTATTTTTAAATGATTTTTAAATGATGAATAATTAAATTCACGTTGTAATGTAAACCGAATTTAATTTAATTTAAGTTATTCCGAATCTAATGCCCATCATGTTGTTGCCGTTTTTACCAATGACCACCGTGATCATGGGCATGATTGTAATCACGTCTGTTAAATTTCACAAAGTTGATTGTGTTGACCTCGTGAAAGACACGCTAGACTGCGACGTGTGCTGGTGTTATGATGAAGGCGAGTTTGGATGCTGTTGCTGCACGGTTTGTCACAAGGATGAGGATGACAAAGATGACAAGGATGATCCGAATACATATTATGATGACTCATCCGATTCGTTTCATGCCTACGTTTATGCCAAAAAATCGTGAAACAGTTTGTCAACAGCATGCGTGGGCAACCGTTGCGGATTATACAAGTAGCAGTTGCACTTGCCGTCCGCGTGATAACTGCCGTAATGACCGCCGCCGCAGTTGCAGTACCCCCGCGCGGGCTGCATCGGGTCCGGCGTGAACATACACCAGTCTTTTGGGTAGCCTTGTTCTACACACGCCGACCAATTCTCATACCCTTCTTCTAATCGTAGCTGCTGTTTGTAATTGTAACGCGCAATGTAGTAAATTAACATCACGAATAGACCCCATTTTATCCAATGGTGCGGTATGGACCACATGATTTTTGAAAATACACTATATATCATGCTATATTTTATTTTTATTTTCAACCTATGATTTTGAAAAACTTATTTATGAACGGTTTGGACTTTTTGGTTTTGTTATTTACCTTTTTGAGTTTCTTTGTTTTATTGGTGTGACTTTTTGCGGGACTTTTTGCGGGACTTTTTGCGGGACTTTTTGCAGGACTTTTTGCTGGACTTTTTGCTGGACTTTTTGCATTCGGCGACCGCTTCACTGTGAGTTTATGCTTTTTGACATCGTAAGTGTGCTCAAAATACTCCATCGGCGCATATTTTAAAAACCATTCCTCGTATTCCGGATCGGTGCGGTTCAGCTCTTGGTATTTTTGCGCCTTTTCGGCCTTGATGTCATCCAGCGTTTCCTGCCTTCCGTAGCACGTGATTCCAAACCGCCGCAGTAACCCTCTTTGATTCAGCCGGTTCCGCTGCTGAATGTCGTACAGGTACTTGCACATGCACAGAATGCGCGCCACGTCGTAATACGGCTTGTCCGTGTAAATCATGGCTAAATACAGGCTCAACATGGTGTCCGTGCTGGCAATGCGCACCCGGCGTTTGCCCGCCTGAATCACGTTGTAACTGTGGCACGCAACCGGCTTGTAAATGAACGCAACCGACACTTTGTTCACGGCAATTTCGTAGTGCTCCGGCACAATTTCGCCAATTCCCGAGTGCTGGGTGATCACGATCCCCCTGAAGTCGTTGTCTTCCAGGCGCTCCTTCACCTTGGCCGCGCTGGCTTCCGGATTCACGGACAGCACGTCAAAGTGCGGGATTTGCGCAAACATCGCCTTCTCCGCTTTCGGCAAATACCGTGCGTACTGCGAAATGGCGTACCCCCCGAAAAACACCAGCTCTTCGTCTATAAACGCGTTCCGCACCGTGCGGAATAAGCGCACCTCTTCGGGTTCGTCCTTGCGCGCCGCATCATCAATTTCGTGCACCGTTGGACTTTTGTGGTTGTGTTTGTTGTGGGCGCTGTGTTTGAAGGTGCCTTTCGGCGTTTGAAACGGCCGCATCATCCCGTTGGGCGTGCAGCCCTCCGCCTTAAGCGGGTGGTACTTGTTCAACAGAGTCAGCCGCTTGCTCACTTTTTCCCAGCGCGACACGTCGCCTTCGGGCCGCGACAGCTCCAAATACATGCCCATGCGCAACAGGTTCGGCGGCGCATACAGGATGCCCTCCACTTTAATCGCATCCGCCTGAATGTTCTTGAACAGCGTCGGGTCCAGCTGCGTGATGTCCGCGATGCCCACGAAATTTACAAACACTTTGTACGTGCCGTGATGCATGCCCGACTTGGCCTCCACCTCCGAAAACCCGTTATCGTAAAACACGTCGGCCAAATCCTTCGCGTGCTCAAGCGCGTTCGGCGAATAAAAATCGTAATCGGGGATCTCCGTCTTCTTGTCGTAGAACTGCGCCTCCTCCGGCAAAATGTTGTTGATGGCCGTGCCGCCGTAACACACCAGTCCGTTCTTCTTTATGAAGCGCTCCACAATTGCAATGATGTCCTTCATTTTAGGGTCGCTCGTTTTTTTGGCACCAATCTTGGCTTCAATGGTTTCAACCGCTTGCTTCACCAGCGCCTGCTCCAATTCATCCAGATCAGGCATTTTGCAGATAGTAGTAGTATAGTATAAATGTTATGTGGAATTGCTATACAATGCACATAAAATAAATATTTTGATGAATACACTGACGGGGGGGGGGGGCATCATCGTTTATTGCATGTGTGGCAACTTTAATGCATTTGTTATCAGAGACGCGATGGCAGTGGACGCCAGTAAAAAGAACGCCGCGCTAAACACGATTGTCCGGTCAAACGCGGTGAACTTATGCTCCCCCTCCTTTGTAGTCCACGGATTAAACCGCACCAGCAAAAACCCGATTATGAAATACTTTAACACGGCATTTATTGTGGTCAAATAAGTCGGCGCCACAGTTGCAATGCCTAACATCGCCACCGCATACAGCCCGTACCAGGCATACAATAGCATGTAATAAAAACGTTTGATCCATTCATTATGATGGGTCATGCGATCGCGTTTAAATATTCACAATATTATTTATTTGTAGTGTAATAGTGCGAAATTCATTCATTTTACTATCAATGAACCTGGAACTCTCTAAATTTGACATGCGCTCCATCAGCTTTAGGCCCGACGAAAACAAGGGTCCCGTTATCGTGCTCATCGGCCGCCGTGACACCGGCAAAAGTTTCCTCGTTCAAGACCTCATGTTCCACCACCAGGACATCCCCATCGGTACCGTCATCTCCGGCACCGAAGCCGGCAACGGCTTCTTCTCCGCCCACGTCCCAAAGCTGTTCATCCATGACGCTTACAACACCGCCATCATAGAAAACATCCTCAAACGCCAAAAAGCCGTCCTCAAGCAAGTGAAAAAAGAAGTGGAAACGTATAAACGCTCCACCATTGACCCCCGCACGTTCGTCGTCCTGGACGACTGCCTCTTCGACAACAAATGGACCAAGGACGTCATGATGCGGCTCCTCTTCATGAACGGGAGGCATTGGAAGATCATGTTGGTCATCACAATGCAATATCCGCTCGGTATTCCGCCCAATTTGCGCACGAACATTGATTACGTGTTTATCCTGCGCGAACCCTACATCGCCAATCGCAAACGCATCTGGGAGAACTACGCGGGCATGTTCCCCACGTTTGAGAGCTTTTGTCAAGTGATGGACCAGTGCACCGAGAATTTTGAGTGCTTGGTGATCAATAACAATGCGAAATCCAACAAGCTGCACGAACAAATATTCTGGTACAAGGCGCAACAGCACGGCCCGTTCAAGCTGGGCTCTAAGGAATTCTGGGAAATCTCCAAAGATCTGCACTCGGATGATGAAGAGGAGACGTACGACCCGAAAAACTCGGGTAAAAAGGGCCCCAAAATCAACGTGAAAAAGAGCAAATGGTGACAAGCGCTCACGCACGAAAATGAGCTGAAGCATCATTTTTATTTAGCGCATTTGCAATTTAATTCATTAATACCGAATTGCGAAATATAATGTTTATAAATTATAAACAAACATATAAACAAACAAATAATGCTTCCTCCATCGGTGCAAACAAAGCTAGATACCCTTGCAGTCGCATGTGATGATTTATCAACGGCTATTAAGGATGCTAAGGCTGGAGAGGCTGGGGATGCTAAGGCTGGGGTTCAGAGTGATGCTGCTCAAAGTGGTGCGGCCGAGGCTGGTAATGTTGCGGCTGAGGCTGGTAATGTTGTGACTGAGGTTCAGAATAAGGAGGATCAAAGTGGTGCGGATAATGCTAGTAATGTTGCGGCTGAGGCTAGTAATGTTGTGACTGGGGTTCAGAGTGATGCTACTCAAAGTGGTGCGGATAATGCTAGTAATGTTGCGGCTGAGGCTAGTAATGTTGTGACTGGGGTTCAGAATAAGGAGGATCAAAGTGGTGCGGATGAGGCTGGTAATGTTGTGACTGGTAATGTTGTGACTGAGGTTCAGAATAAGGAGGATAATGTTGCGGCTGAGGCTAGTAATGTTGTGACTGGTAATGTTGTGACTGAGGTTCAGAATAAGGAGGATAATGTTGCGGCTGATGAAAACCAAAAACAACAACCGTCGGCAGCTCCTGCTTTCGTGTTAGATAAGCAATTGCAGTTTAAAACTGGGAATGGTGATTCAATTAGTTTAGAGAGAATTTTGAACATGTTGGCAAGTAAGAAATGTCAGTTGAAACCCGAAGAATGTTCAAAAACATTAAATGAAATAAAAAATGCGACGTCGGAACAAGACATCAAACAAATAATAGGCAAACTCAAGTTATACCAAAATTCAATCCAAAGTGGTGGAACCCGAAAACACAGGATGCAAAGGCGCAAAAAAACGCAGCGCAAACGGTCAAAAACAATCAAGAAGAAAAATAAGGCCGGAAAACGTAAATAAATAATATCCCGAGTTTGTTTGGATTGTTGTATTTATTTTTGTTGAATTTCTCTCTAATCCGAAATTCAACAAACCCATAAACATGTTGTAATGTGGGTGCATGACGCGTTTGGATGTCATTCGTTGGCATCTTTAGGTATATTTCATCTTTTTGCAAGTGAGAGAAAATAATATTTACAGTATATATAAACACAAATAAATATGCCGTACACGAGCAGCGTGGGCACGTCGTTTGGACAACTAGCAGATATGTATAACAGAAACAACAGTTGTTTTATAGGTGGTCTCCCACCGCATATAGTTTTTGTAAAAAATGATTCAAAGGGAAATGGTGTATTTTTGAATAGAAACACAGGTAAGTTTCTCACGTATGATGCAAACGGAATGAGCACGGACTATTCGCCGCCAACTCAAGGTGGGAAAAATACGAGGCGAAAAGCAAATAAAAAACGCAAACATTTCAATACCAGTCGGCGCATTCGTCGTCGTTAGACCTGGGCGTTTAGGCCTGGATGCATTTGGGGGATTTAAGCATGATGACTTTACCGGGTGTTTCGGTGCGCCGCACATATTTTGCGGGCAAGTAATTGACACTCACACTTTGAAGATTGCGAATGCCTGGTGCTGCACGGTCCTTCACTAAAGTGGCTGCGCGTTTAATGACGCCGGCGTCATATGTGCCTGCCTTGACCGTGTTTACAACGACGGCGTGTGCACTGGGAAAATCCTTTAGATGAAACCACATGGCGTGCTGTGGTGCCCTTTTAATGATGGCATCATTCTCGGCTTGGTTTGCACCGACTTGGATAGCGTAATTGCCGTTGAAAATCTCGGAGTACATTTAGCCTTCGTTAAATATCACGACAATCCACAATCAAAAATCAATACAATCAATTATTTTATTTATATATTACATAAGCCAGAATAACAACGATACAATGTTTTATTTAGTTAACACAACAATGATCCGAAGACAACAATGGCTGCAATGGTTGCAACAGCAACCGCAACAGCAACCGCAACAGCAACAGCAACAGCAACCGCAACCGCAACAGGGACAGCTTGAACAATTGCAACAAGAACAACAACAATTGTTACAAGAACGTTTGCAACAAGAACGCTTGCAACAAGAACGCTTGCAACAAGAACGTTTGCAACAAGAACGCTTGCAACAAGAACGTTTGCAACAAGAACAACAACTACAACAACTACAACAACAACTACAACAACAACAATTGATATACCAACAACAATTGATACAACAACAACAATTGATATACCAACAACAACAACAGCACCAACAACAACAACAGCACCAACAGCACCAACAGCACCAACAGCACCAACAGCACCAACAGCACCAACACCAAGTGACAGTAAAGAATACGAATCCTATTTTGAAATTAGGTAAAATAAAAAATATTTGGGGACAAAGTGTAGCGACAATTGCAAATGTAGCCCAAACTGCAACTGCACTAAATATAGTTCCACCAACATTGGT